TCTTTAACATCATTGATGTAATAAAGTTCATCTTTCTCTCCGATCAACAAGTCTTGCCCAGTAAATGGAATGAAATCTAGGTCAGTTCTTTTCACATGAAAAAGGAGCTCATTACTTACGAGCCCCTCACCATTATTATTCAGTTGAAGTTCTCTTAAAGCGTTGTCATCAGGAACTACTTTAGTGGGAACTCCATCAATGTTAATTATTTCGGCAAATTCATCCTCATTGAAAAAGGCTGATAAATCAGAAAAAAAATAATCACGCAGTTTTGGCATGATTACTCTTCCTCTTTAAGAATATCTTCAGCTTTTCCTTGTGTGATAATTGCGTGAATCACATCATCTTTTCGTTGAGATTCAATTACAACATTATGCTTCTTTGCTTCCTTTACAAGTTCTTCTGCCTTAAAGGACCCTTTTAAACCCTCTGATAGCTCCTCATATTCCTCTGGATCAACTTCTATTTCTTCCACAAAGTCATCTAATTCCTTTGTTTCTTTTACATACTCCGCCGAGTTCAATAACACTAAACGCTTTTCCTCTTGTTCATTTAATGAAATAGATTCTCCTGAAGGTATTTCTTCCCCATTATGACGGATTTTTTCAAGAGTTTTAATAGCCATTTAACATCCCCCCTTAAAGTACTTTTGCTACAAACCAACTATCTACTTCATGTGGAATTGGTAGTGGTTTGGAGTTAATTTGAAGGAAACGACGTGCTGGCTTTTTAGAAATCCAGCTATCAGGGACTCTTGGTCCTTCTACCGTAACAAATGCTCCATCTTCTTGAATAATTGTATTTGCAGCATAAGCCATGCTATAACGAGCTCGGTCACTTAATAGCGCCACATTTCCTGCTGGAACTAATGGTTTTTCTGTAGGATTATCTGGATCTGTGAAATCATCCAAGAAATATTCATTATATTGATAGATTTCTAGTCCTAGTTCTTTGATTCGCCCAATATAAGTAACACCATTTGGTAACTGCTGAGGATCAATAGCCCCTATACGAAGGTTCTGAGTATCTAATTGCTTTTGGACTTCATCATGATCCATAAAAGTGGACACAACATCTCTTGCCATCAGACAAACATTTGCATTTACTCCACCAGAAATCTGTACTTGTTCATGCCAATCCTTCAAATCTTGTAAAGGGGTACTGCCGGCATCTGACCATAGACTTGTTCCTGATAAAGTTTCTTTGTTGGTAAAATTAAAATCAATATCATAATTCATTCCTTCGCCAATTACAGGTACCTTACCAGTAAAAAGTGCTTGAGCGCACATCCACTCTTCACGGCGTGTAATCATTTCATCTAATTCTGCGAAATCTTGCCCTAACTTAATAGCAGCACGCTCTTCAGGACTCATGCCACCATACAAATCCTCTCCAGGTAAACGATGCATAAGATCATCGGCAGTCGTAACTTTATCTGGAGCTACTAAAGCTGGGGTGAAGGTGTTTGTTTTATAGCCTTGATTATCCACCGTTTTACTACCGATCTTTTCATGCACAAATGGGGCCATTTTTCGCTTACCTTTTGTAAAATCAACATCAACTGTCTTAGTAGGAAATGTAACCTCATTACTAAAGAAACGGTCTTTCAAAAATGTGTGGACTGGCATCATACTTCTTACAGCTTGCATCATTGTACGTGGTTCATATAAATTTACTGACATTAAAAATTCCCCCTCTATTCCTCAATAGTCTCTTTTAGAAAAATTGATTTTGCGCGTAAAGCGTCTTTGAAAGCTTCGATATCTTCACCATCTGGTATAACAATTTTACTCTTGTTAAATTCACCTGTTATATAAGCAACTGACTTTTTAGTTTCTCCTGTCCCTGTAACTACCGTTTCAGCCATAAGTCCGTATGCCTTAGTAGGGTCAATTGGAGAACCAGATGGAACTGCTACTTCTCCATTTGCATTCTTCTCAAAAACGGCTCCTTTAACAAGGTTTTGATCTGCAGCTACTACAATCTCCTCTGTTACTGCAGGCATAGTTACGCCTGCAAACAAGTTGTCGTAAGTGAATTGTTCTGGCATATTACTTCACCGCCCCTCTGCTTTTGTTTGCTGCATTAGCCATCTTTTCTGCAATAGAATCTTGTTCTTTTTGTTGTGAATCATTGTTGGCTGGGGGAGCCCCGTGGATATCTCCGGCCTCTACTGCATCATCATTACGATTAGCTAGATATTGATTCCCTTTTTCTTTTTCGGCTTTAATAGCATCCATAGCAAATTGTTCAGCGCTAACGCCTGTTTCAAATTTAGCCTTATTAGCTACTTCCTCATTACCAGGCAGAACGATATCCTCAATTGCCTTTATACGTTCTCTTTCGTTACTAACTCCTTCTTGAAGTACTTGGTCAAAAAGTTTAGGATGTTCGTTTTTTAACTTTTCGTAATCCATGTCCTCTTCCTCCTTTTGAGTTGAATTTTTAATGGATTTTTGATGTGTGCTCGCTACAACTCCCATACTGAAGTTATTAGTTAATTCAGTAACTGGGGCACTCTTATATTGAGACATGTCATGTTCAACACCATTAGCGATAAATTTATTATCATTGGTTGCTGAAACTTCTACTGGATCCAAAACTTCATCAATAAAACCTTTTTCAAATGCATCCTCACCAATCATCCATGTTTCTTCATCCATCAAGTCTGATAACTCTTGATGTTGCTTTCCTGTTTTGACTCGATAAGAAGCAATGATAGATTTTTTGGCTTGATTTAGCATATCAATCGCTTTCTCAAAATCCTTCACTTCACCAATGGCGATTGTTAATGGGTTATGAATCATCATCATTGCATTAGATGGCATGTAAATTTTATCTCCCGCCATTGCAATAACTGATGCAGCTGATGCTGCTAACCCATCCACATAAACATTTACACTTGCTTTGTGTGACTTTAACTGATTATAAATAGCATGTGCGGCAAATACGTCGCCACCGCCGCTATTTATCCTGATATCAATCTCGCTCACATCACCTAAGTTCTTAAGATCTTCCGCGAATTCTTTTGGCGTAACGCTATCACCGAACAATGACATTTCAGAAATGGGGCCATAGATTAATAGTTCAGCCTTATTTTCTGAAACATTGTTAATCTCCCAAAATCTCACTACTATTCACTCCCTTCTGGGCTTAAATGTTCTTTCATTAATTTTTCTTCGTTCGCTAACTGTCTTACATTTTGCGTGAAATCACCCCCTGTAAATTCGGCAGTTTCACGCTGTCTAGTGCTTACTCCAAGTTCAACGCGTTTATTAGCTGCAGTAATTTCTTTGACCGGATCTAGTTGACCTTGTGATGGGCCAATCCACTCTGCTCCGCAGTAAGCCTTTTTAATTAAAGGATCCGTAAAGAAACCTGGTGCTTCAATTCTCCCTTTTGCTATTGCTTCACTGAGAAACTCTTCATAAGTGGGTTGGCAGAAAGAGTTTGTAATCCAGTTCCGTCTCATCTTGAACATTTTCCATGCTTCTAATAATGCCCCTCTGCTTGCGGAATAAGATGAGGTGAAGTGTTTCATTAACACCTCGTAGGGGATCTCTAAAGCAGAGCCTACCTGCCTACAAACCGCAGTAACAAAACCGTCAAATGCTGTATTAGGTCGGCTTGGATTTGCTTCTTGAATCTTCTCACCTTCATCAAGTTGAACAATGCTACCGTTACCTAAATCATATGAGCCCTCGTCTGCTTCGTCTACCTCTTCCCCTTCAGGAACATCCATTTCTCCTAAAGGTTGTCCTTCTTCTGGATCACCTGATGTTACAAAGATGGTGTACATTCCAGTTACAACTGCTGCCATTAGTTCAGCTTCTGAATATCTACTTAACTGTTTTAAGGATTCAATTACAGGTGCAAGAACTGGTATTCCGCGTCTTTGTTCTGGTCTTTCAGATTCAATTAAATGAAGAACATTTTGTCTTCCGGTCTTTCTCCCGAACTTTTCGACTCGCTTCCAAGTTTTATTTGTTAAATCCTTTGAAAGTGGGTGGAATTGAGCGATATGATAAGCAATAACTTGTCCATATTTGCCTACTTCGACACCACCAACGATGTCTTTATCACTGGAATATTGCATGCCTTCAGGTGTCATAACGCGATCTGCTTCAATCAATTGAATCCGCGTATCATATGGCATGTTTTTTCTAGGAATAACAGGCATTAATGCGAAACAATCCCCGCTCATCATCTGGGAAAAGAAGGCCAATTGCTGTAATTCATAAAAATTGTTCATTTGTTGAGCATCACAATGAATTGAATCTGCCCACAATGCAAATTCTCTCTCCACTTGTGACTCCCATTTTTCTGCCTCCTCTGAAGTTAGACCCAAATACTCATAATCAATTTGAGCATTTAACTTCAATCCGCTACCTATAACATTTGTTCTTAAAGTCTTTAATGCTCCGGTAGCTAAAGGAGTTCCCATATATAAATCTCTGGACCGCTCTCTAAGCTTCTCAACGTTATTATCAATATCTTCTTTAGCTGAACCACCGCCACTTTTCCAACCAATCATACTTTTCTTTTTTGTGCTGGCACCGTGGTGGGAATATCCAGAATTTAAGATGTTTAATTTTGTTCTTGCATGCTCTCTTTTTAATGCTTGTTGAGGAGAAAATGTTGCAATAAACTTATCTATGACGTTCAATTAACACACCTCCTTACAGATCACGAGGTACAGCCCTGTATGCTTTTCTTCTAGGTTTCTTTTGTAGCCTGACAACCTCTCTTCTCCAATATTTAATTGATTGCCTGATCTCGGGAAGGTCTGCTCTATTAATGCTGCGATCTCCGATTTTGTAAGATTGCCCTGTTGTGACAGCTAATTCTGCCTCAAGCCAAGCATCTAAATGTTTTTGAGCTCTTTCGAGAGTTAATCCACTCATTATTTCACCTTCATTCCATAAAAAATACGCCTGCCAATCAGCACGCGTTACCTTACACCTTTAGAAACAACACCTTTTCTACGTCGTTTCCTACCAGTACCTCTTTGGTTTGAATGATTTTGTTGATATACACTGCCATTTTGCCCTTTGTCTTGAAGGGATTGTAAATCAGGGTTCAAAATGCCAAGTGCAGCCGTGGCGTAGTTCCGTAAATCTAAAGGTTCGTTGGGGATATTGGACTTTTTAACCCATTCAATTTTAGGTTGTCCCTTGTAATATCTAGTCACTCGCTTTTCACTAGTTAGTCCCCTGAAATATTGCTCATCGTAACCTTTTTCTTCTTCCTGCGGGAAATGACAATAACCGGGATTCCCCTGCTCTTGTTGTAATCTAGATAATATCGTTTCTTTCCCTGAGTCTACACCAATTGAAAAAAGAGCTGCTCTTTCTCTGTTATTTCTAG